CTATTATATCTTCTTCCATAGGTTCTTCAATTATTTCTTCTGCCATTTCCATAGGAGGCTCTTCTTCAAAATATTCTTCAAATACTTCTTCAAACATCTCTTCCGCCATTTCCATATCAAACTCTTCCATCGGCATATCTTCAAACATCTCATCAAATTCTTCAATGAATTCTTCATCAGTGAATACCTCAACAAACATTTCTTCTTCGAAGTATTCATCTTCAAAGAACATTTCTTCCATCGGTGGAAGCTCATTCATTGTGAACTCTTCAAAGTACTCATCTTCAAACTTCATCTCTGGCATTTCTTCAAAGAACTCTACTTCTTCAAAGGCCATATCTTCTGGAAAATATTCTTCCATGTCAAACTCTTCGTAATAGTCGTCTTGATAGTAATCCTCTTCAAAAAAAAATTCATCAAGTGCTAAATAGTCCTCTTGTATTTCAAACTCTTCCTCTTCGAAAAACTCATCATTGAATGAGTATTCAAAATCTATCTCCTCTGGTATGAAATAATCATCTTCATAGACATATATATCATCTAGATATAGGTCTTGTAGGTCATCTTCAAAGGTATCTAATATAGTTTCAACTTCAGCTATTTCATCCTGTGCAGGACAAGTCGTAGGTATCTTCTGCCAACAATACTCAACTGTAGTTACTGTTGTAGATGATAAGGCTTGATAGTTTAGCTTGAGTTCAGGGCTTACCACATCGACACCGCTGTGCCCTCCGTTATAAGAAGCTAAGCCTTGTACATCAAAACTAAATCTAGCAGTTAATGTACCATGTGTG